TATCAAAATTTTCTTTGACAAGATATTGATACATTTTAAGTTCTTTACTTAATTCACTACCCTGCTTAAAATGCTTTTTAATTATAGATAATCCTATTGAATTTTTTTCATTCAAAGTATCAGATGCAATCTGCCTAACAAGAAGTTCAAATAAAACCCCAGTGTTTTTAAATTTAGAATGCTTTAATTTAGTGTTCATTTATAATTATCCTATCTTATCAATAAATAAATATACAAAATTTAATTAAACATCGTTATTTAATATGTTTCTTTCATCCAACATATCAAATTTTTGGTTTTTTTCATCGGTATCTGTCAACAATGACTCAACTATAATTTTTTTAGTTTTTATTTTTGAATTTTGTAAGCTTGTTTTTAACTGCATCCCTTCAACAGAAAGTGGTGATTTCCTAAATGTATGGTATGCTTTTTCAGGTTTTATATCCGTTTCATATCCCATTGCGTTTCTTCCAAAAGAACTATCATCAGTTCCAGCAATACTACCCTCTTCCGGTCTACCAGCCCCTTCAAATCCACCAGGAGGTGAACCACCTTCATTATCACCAGAAGCAGGTTGCCCTCCCGCTTCTGCCGATTGTTGTGATAATGCTGCCAAATCATGCGGAGTTCCAAACGATTCACCAGTCTTAATTGGGTCATTACCCTCAGTTTCAATTTGGGACTGTCTAAATCCTAATTTCAAATCGTTAATAACTTTAACCTGTTCTGCTTTCCACTCATCATCGGACATGTTAAATATATTTTTATATACCCATTCTTGTGAAAGTAGTTTTGATGTTTTTATATCCGATGCCAATCGCACATTTTCAATCCAAAGAGCAACCTTTTCTTGCTGATAAATTATTGATGGTGGTGTTAATTCTAAATAGAAGTTAGATAAGGCCTCATTTTCGTATCCCTGTGCATACAAATGTATGATTGCTATTTTTGTCAATTCGGATAAAACAATTTTTTGTACCCGCTCAATACTCCTAGCAAAACGAATATCTTGTTGAGCAAGCGTCGCTTTACCCTCTACACCCTCTTCATAACCAATAAATGCTTTTGGAACTTTAAGAGCGGCCTGCATTCGGTTTTTAAGATAATTTATATCCTCAATACCAGTGAATTCCATTCCACCCAAAGTATCAATTTGAGTACCACTTTGACCACCTCTTACGGGTAAATAATAATCTTCTAACATATTTTGTATGTTAAATTTAAGATTATAATCACCAGTAGCTTCATCTACATAAGGAACTTTTTTCATTTGGTCTATAATGTTCCTAACATGCTGGTCTACTTCATTTGGTGGTATGTTACCAACATCAATTTTAAATACCCTTTTTTCAGGAGCACGCATAATACGATGAATTAACATCGCATCTTCCATAAGGGTTAATTGTTTCCAAGTTTTTCTAGCAGGTTCTAATAAGGAACGACCATAAGGTAAAAAGTTTGTGTCTGAAAATAACCTAAAATGGGCTATTTTATAAAATGGAATATAATTTTGTATATCGTTGCTAGATTTTTGATAATTAAATCCGGTAGCACCACCACCCATCGTTGTCATTTTAAATCTAACTTCATATGGGTTATCGGAATTAAACCCCTCTTCTCTTTCAATTTCATATGCTGATATTGGTGATACATTTACAATACCAATACCCTCTTCAATATCTAAGTTAAGATAGTAATCGCCATATTTATTCATCCCTCTAATCCACGCCCAAAGATTAAATTCTATATTAAGGACATCATAAAAAAGATTTTGTAATATTTTTTTAATATTTTCATCATCCGAATTAATCCTCAATACATCCCCAAGATCGTTCTTGAGTGTGCATTCATCCGAGTAAATATCTAAAACGGATGCAATAATTGAATCTTTATCCATCGCCTCATAATCAGTATAAAGTTCTAACCGATTGGATGAATAATTGTATTGATTATTGTAAGTTTCCCAATTTTGACGAGATGAGTGTAATCTACCAAATCTATCGTAGTAGGAAGTTCCTTTTATATTACCCTGCGATTGTAATCGTTGTGTATCAATAGCCCTAGTTTTACCCTTACCAATTCTTCTTACTACAACCTGAGTTGAAAAGAGTTTTTGTAATCTACCGAATAAAGATTTATCTGCCATAAGTATAAATATAATTTTTTTAAAATAACCAACCTAAATCAACATCATTACCACGAATATCTTTCATAATATATGGATTTTGGCCTGAGTTTTTACTTGAGAATACCGTTATTTGATTTCCAGATACACGGGTGATACTACTTAAAGCATTTCTTGTTAAGTTCATACCTTGCTGTCTTAACTTCAATGCGGTATCTCTAACCCAAAGACCTGTAGAAAATGATATAACCAAATCATCATTATATCCCCTTTGTGCCTCTGCTTTTGACCCATTCCATATAAAAACAAATAACTCATCCAACAATCGTTTAGAGTGAATTATTGGTGATTTTTCTCTCATATAAGTATCTAATTTAGATACTATTAAAGGCCTCGTTTTTTGTGTCATTGAAAATCCTGGCACCATATCTTCTTTTTGCTTTAAATCCCATCCCCTCCTTAAATGAATATCTTCATCTATATATCCCAACTCCCTATACGAATAGTAAAGATTTCCATAATTACGGTCAATTACTTCCTGAATAACAGCCCATCCAATATTTGCATTTTCAATCACCAAAAGGGCGTTGTTCCATTCTGCTGCTACCGATGATAAGAAAGCACCATATTGTTTTGTTTCTATTTTACCTTTGTATTCCGCCACCTGCTCTAACTGCTCAACATCAATCACATGAAAAGCAGAATAATCTGCTCCATCTCCCCTTGCAACATCCGCCACAACTATATAATCTTTTGAATAGTTAGGATAATCCCATATCCAATAATTTGCATCAAATCCACGCTTCTCAATAGGTTCTGTTACATGCGTTTCTTTATACCACTCCAATACAGAACCATCAACGACTGTGTAACCTGATGAAATAAAATCAGTATCACATTCTTGAGCAGCACCCTTTTCCCCCAATAATCTTGTTTGTTCATCTCTCCATCTTTGATTTCTTTCGGGGTGAACCGTCCAGTGTAATCTCGTTGGATGCCATTTATCACCAGCTTCTCCCTGCTGCCAAACTTTATGGAAAAAATTACCAACCCCATTTGGTGTTGAAAGAACTATTGCACCACCACCAGTTGAAAGTGTGGATTGTGCAGATAACCAAATCTCTTCAATACCTTTGATAAATGCGGCCTCATCTATAATCAATAAAGAAAGTGCTTCAGAACGTCCTGCGGTTTCAGTCGCAGAAACTGCTTTGATTTGAGAACCATTTTTTAATCGAAGTGATAATTTATTATCTTCAGCAGCACCCACCTTTAACCAACTTGGTAGATTATCATACATAAATCTAACCTTTGTAACCAAGTTTTTTGCTACATCTTGCGTTGTTGCAATTACAAGAACATTCTTATCTCTATGAAATATCATCAACCAAGTTGCGTATCCAGCTGAAATAGTTGATATACCTAATTGGCGGGATTTTAGAATAACATTAAATCGGTGGGTTTTAAAAGAATCAATTAAATCTTCTTGGAAATCATATAGGTTAAATAATATTTTTCCCCTATGCGGGTGCTGTATGTAACAATATTTTTTAAAAAAATATATTGGGTCTTTCGCACACTTTACATACTCTTCTGATATTAATTCTTTTAAAGTTTTCGGCATTGGTTTTTATTATTTACTTATTTTCCAATAAACTTTTCCTGTAAAGTTTGGTACTAAATTATTATCAAAACCAATTCCAAGTGCATATGCTTTTTTCTTTTTTGTTTTTAATAATAATTCACCATTTAAAACCATAAAATTTTTATTTGCGGTAATACCTGTTCCCAAATAAACTTCTCTTTTATTTACTAAAATCGTATTTGTTACAATTTTTGTGGGTATTAAAATATTTGAAATATGCTGCCGTGCTTCAATTTGATTTTTTGAAATAGTATCTTTCATCACAATATAACCAAATGTATCCACAGCAATTGTATCTTCGTAATAATATTTTGCGTAGTAATCTCTCAAAAGAGACATAGTATCTATTGGTTCATTTTGATTAATAAAAATACTATCTATATCAACTACAACTTTATCTTTCCATTCTGGGGCATAAACCTCCGATTCAGTATTAATAGTATCGTATTTATACTCTATCGTTGTTACTGTATCAATTATGGGTTCGTTATTGAAAATATTCTTAACAAAACCCATAGGTAATTTATCCCTAAGTAAAAATAGGGCGATTAACAATATTATTACAGATATAATAATTTTAGACAGTTTCATTATTTTTTTTCTGCTTTTTTTGTCTTGATTTATAATTATTTCTTCTTTTTGGTTTTGGTTTTACTTCTTCTGTTTTCACTTCTGGTGATAATTGACCCACAGATGCTTTTGCAGATGTAAGTGGTTTGATTTGTGTTTTTAATGGTTCTATCTTTACAATTTCTAATGTTTCAGGTAAATTTATTATTTTTTTACCCATAAAAAATCGATCGAACGAACTCAATAACTTTTTTAAAATGCTCATAACTTTTCCTCCTATTATTATAAATACTGATTTTAATTTTATTAAACTAATTTTGATATAAGTTCATTTGCTTTACCTATTAACAAATCATTATATGAACTGTTTGTTATTATTGGTAGAGCTGCTATTATATCTTTTTTGGATTGAATATACATTTTTGATTTTGGGCTGTTTTCAAACTTTTTTGCGCCCCAAAGATGATAGATTGATTTATTTAATAACTCCTGTGCTTCTTCGGGTTCACCATCTAAATTAAAAGAATAAAACGATTTATTGGTGTATATAACTGGAACTAATGCTTTTGTTTTTACGTTCTTAACCCCCTTTGATAATGCGGCTAAAAACCATTGCTCCAATGTAATTTGAGCGGAAGATGCGGCATACATCTTTTTTTTCTCATCTGTCATATTTTTTATTTCACCACTCGCACCCAATACAAATTTAAAATACTTAGAAACATATTCTTTTTTAAATTTCTCATTTTTCATACCAACTACCGCACAATTCATTGGAAAAGAATCTATAAATAGTTGTTTAAGTTTTTCATCCCATCTCCAACTAGATGAATGTTCAATATCTAATGGATTCCCATATGTGAATGGTGATTCTCTATGTAAATACAATAAATCACAATCATCCATTTCTTTTTTTAGGTTTTTATATAATACCAAATCAGTATCATAAATAACAAAAGGCGCTTTTAATTTAGACATAGCCCATATTTTAGGGGATGCCCAAAAATTATTAGAAATCATTTCATATGGATAATCATCAAAATAATGGGTAATAACTTTATCGTATAATGGGGTTATATTCCAATTATCATAAAATTCTTTTGATTTTTTATCGGTAATTAAATAAAGTGGTGTATTTGAATTGTAAATTTTGTGTACTATACACGAATACATTTGAACCAATAACTCAAAACTTCCAGGCGGTCTATCATCGTTGACCAAAAATACATGATACGCATTCATCGAAACTTATTTAGTATAAATATGGATTAAAAAGTAATTAATCCAATTCTTTTATCATTACTTTTAATGGTGTTTTTCCCTTTAGTATCCTATGATATGTTTCTTTTTGTATGGTAAATACATCCCCAACTTTAAGTTCTATTGGTAGTTTATTATCAGATTGAAAATACCAACCTTTTCCATCAACTACTTCAACCAATCTTGTTTTTTTATCTCTATGCCATACTAATTCTGAATTATCTACATCCGTATCAAAAGACCGGTAGATAATACTTTTAGATTTGGTTTCTGCGTATGGTTTACTCATTTTACCAATATGAATTTATATCCTCACCACCACCGATTTTAGACCAATGGCGGGGTAAATTACAACTCCAATAACCTGGTGTAGTTTTATCTTTCTTATCAGGACAATTGTGCCTGTCTGAAAATGCTTTTCTTGCTTCTGGGTTATTTATTTTTGCAGTTAACCCACCCTTTACATCGCCGAAAGTTACTTTTCTAATATTATCACTTTCTGGGTCTTTTACATAAACTACATATTTTTTACCTTCACCTGAATTTCTTTTGGGTGAATTTAATTCTACTTCTTGTCCCTGATATTCTGCTTCGGTTAAAATTGGAAAATCTAAAAGAACTTTTTTTCCCTCATAAATACCAACCTTACCTAAATCGGAATCTAAAAACCATTCATCGCTTTCATTCATTGGTATAAATTCACCCTTTTTCCAAAGAGTTCTACATTCATTTACCAACTTAAAGAATTTGGGAGAACCATACCTGTAAATATTTTCTGATATTGGTTTTTTGTTTTTTATGTGATATTGAAGCCCCTCACTCAAGTTTTTTTTTACTTCACCCAACGGATTACCATTTACATTTAATTCACCATTTAGGTAATGTTTCGCATTTACCATTAGAGTTTTTGCACTAACAATATCAGATTGCCACCAATGTGGAAAATCAATCTCTTCTTCCGCATTATCAAATTGCCCTAATAATTCATATAATTCTTTTGCATATTTTGCGATACGAAAAAGGTCTGCTTTTAACATATTTGGTTCATCGTCTTGATGTCCTACATCTATATCCTCTGTCAAACTTTTTAACTTCTTTAACTTTGTTGTTAAATCAGCCATATCTTTCAAATGGGCTTTTTGCGCAGGGGTTCTATCACCCTGTGGAATTTTTGTAAACTCCACCGTTTTTTTGGCGTTATCTTTTAATTTTTTTTGGATTGATAACATCTCCTTTTTTTGTTTTTCAGTACCCTTTCCCACTTTTTTAACTGAAGAAACCGATGGTTCATCATCATCAACTTCATTTATAACAGGGTATTTCTTACCACCAAATTCAAACTCTTTCAATCCTTCTTTTCTTGCTTTAAAAAGTGCCCCAGTAAAAGCATTTCCCTCGTTTACTGATTCTTTTTTCATTTTTCTTTTTTGTAGAACTAATTGTTGAATTTGTGAAAATATGGATTGTATATCCTTATCTAATTGTTTTTCATCTGCGCTCATTGGTGATTCAATATCTACATTGGAGTAAAGTTTTTTCTTTTTTGCAATTAATACATCCACCTTTTTAATTAAATCATTTTTTACTTTATCCAAATCTTTTATTATATCTTCGGTAGTATTTTCTTTTATTACCCCCTCCCGCCTATTCAACAACTTAAACGCAATGGTCTGCATTTTCATAAGTCCTGCGTTTACAAATTGGTCCCTATTCTCCTGTTTCTTCAATTGGTCATAAACGGATATGATAGCGGATGCTGAGTATGAATCTACTTTCATCTGCTTTCCGGTCTTAGGGTCTTTAACTGATTTATAACCTGACCTCATAACATCTCTTAGTTGAGTTATTACCGGCGGTTCATTCTTTGCTTCATTTACTACCCCTTCTTCGGTTTTCCAACCCCCACCAGCTGCTTTGTATTGTTTTGCTGCCCAGGCATTGGCGTAGGCACTTGGATATACGTCAAACTTTTTTTTTGCCTGCGATTTATAGTAAGACCATTTTGAAGGGTCGGTTGGAACATTCTTTTCTACCAATTGTTTTTTCATAATTAACCTCAAATTATGGTGTATAATTAGATATGTTCATTTTAACAAATGTTTCAATATCTTTTGGTGATAATACCTGCTGCATTTCAAATCCAGAAAAAGCCCGCGTACCTAAAAATACAAATCCTTTTGCGGTTTCATAGTTCGCAGGAATATCATCATCAGTATTAACAAATTCAGATGGTAAATAAGTTACCAAAGCGTTAAATACCGAATGGTGTGGCCCAATTTCCGGATTTGGTTTTACCGATATCGGTTGATTTCCTATCCTAAATTTTCTAATCATTAAACCATACCCCTTACCAGGATTTTGGTATCTTCTAAACCAATTATCTTTTTCTAAACGATAAACAGCAGTTTTTCCATCTACCTTTCTCATAAGAATCAATCTTATCATAGATTCGTTTGGTGGATCGGTTGGCATGTTTCTAAAATCTTTAACACTTGCTTCAGTTAAAACTGATTTTATTGATTCTCTAATCAATTTTCTTAATTGGGATTGTTTCATTTTTTTATGCTCCGGTTTTTACATATACAGGCGTTTGCCCTTTTTCTTTTTCATTTCCTTTTTTGGCATCCCCACCCTTTTTTTGAGCTGCCCGTTTTCTTCTTACAAAACTTGCTATCCCATCCTTACCCAACTTTTGGGCTTTTTCTTTGGATAAGCAAGCAGAATATGGTTCTCCCTCTTCCGCATCACCACACTTACCAAGTTTTTCACCTGTGGTAGAATATCTATCCCAACCACCACCAGTAGTTGAGCCGGTTTTACCCTTGCCAAACCATTTTCTTAAATCTTCTACAATAACTTTTCTTACTGCTGATTTAATTAGGTGCTCAAGTTGTGGTTTCTTCAAGTTCTTTCTCCAATTTTCCAATATAATCAACTCGTAACTTTTCAAAATCAGTATCTACTTTTGATAGAACATCTTCTATATTAACTCCATTCCATTCTTCAACCGAACCATTTTCGTTGATGAACTTCATTTTTAACGCAACTTTAAGGGCCTCTTTTTCAAATTGAGCCTGCTTTAACCATGCTTTCGCATTCTCAAGCATTTTTCTTTTTTCATATCTATCATACTCTCCACTTATTCTTAGTTTTGATTCCATACTTAATACACAATCAAAACACATGCCGTGAAAAGCACGCATTTTTTCATCCAATCTTTTTGGGTTTTTACAGTCGCAAATTTCCTTCATACAATTAGGAAACTTTCTCAAGTCCTCCCTTAATTGATGAAGCTTGCCGAGCTTTACTTTATATCCGGCTTTTTGCTCCCACATATCCCCATTCTCATCTTCCCATTGTTCACCAACTGAACGACGAACATAAGTAGGTGAGTTTTCAAAACCAACGGTTGTTTTTGTTTGCGTTTTATGAACACCCGCCAACATTTCAGTAACCGCTTTTGTATTTTTTAATTTACTATTTCCCATAACTTTTTATATAAATATATAATTAATAGAATAAACCTAAAATTTGATTAATCGGAGCGAAAACTCCAGTAAGTTTCAGAGTATTGCCTTTATATACAAAAACAATTCCTTCTTTTGGAACAATTTTATTTACACCACCAATCGCTTCTAATCTTTCTAATTCCATTTTAAGCTTAGCAACTTTCTTAGGGTCTCCACCCGTTTTAACATCTTTAATAGTTTGGTCTAATCTCGTTTTAATACTACGAATTGCTTCATCGGGATTTACAGTTAGTACTGAACTCATAAATGATAATACCTCAGAACCAACACCCAAAAATATATCCTCAAATGGTCGAATATTATCTTTTGATATTTTTTGGTGGTCGTTTTTATCCACACCCAATGCCCATTGTAATACTTTTTCCGATTTAATTGTTTTGTTACTTAATCCAAAACCTTTATTAAAGAATGCCCACCTTCTTATTAATCCGTCTTTTGTTTCTTTATCTAACTTTTCAGGTGAATTTTTTTCTATGTAATCATCCCACCAAGCCTGATGATACTCTGCCATACCATAGCTATCTTTTAACCCAAATTTAGATTGTAATTTTTGCAACATCCCCAAAAACTTTGGTTGTAATTGTTTTAAGCTTTCCTCTTTTGGTAATTGAGTAACGGGTGGTCCTTGTATGGTATATTTGTCTTGAACATGCTGATTTACTTGTTTAATCATCCCAGCTAATACGGTAGCATCAGATTGCTCTGCTCCAATTGCCACACCACTATCATCGTATTCAGTTGTGTTATGAAATACTAATAGAGCCTGACCATAAGGTATTACATTTACGGAGGTTGGATAAATAACCTCTAAGTTCATAAATTTCTTACCCTGCTTAAATATTTTGTCCCGTTGTGCTTTGGATAAACTACCCATTGCTTTTTCTAAATCTTTCATAGCAAAGTTGTAAGCATCAGTTAATCCACCTCTACCAGCAAATTTAGTAGCAACATCCTTTATGGACATTGCGTTTTCACCACTATTTGCTAAATGCCCTTTATTTCTTGCAGCAATTAATCCCCTATCATCTCTCCAGCTAATAGCAAGTGCTTGGCCATCTGTTTTTTCTCGAGTCAGTTCAAGTTCACCATTTAGGGCTTTTGTTATTATGTTTTTTAAATCACCAAAAGTTAAATTTAATTCATTATCAAATGGATGATTCATATGACCGTATGCACCACCTTCGGTTAAAAAGTTGGAAAACCTTTTACCAATAGTTTCCAATAATTTATATTGTTTTTTATCTAATATTTCTAGTTTTTTACCAAGTACCCACTCAACAACCTCATAACCCATTCCTCTATATACTTCTTTTAAATCAACATCTTCTAATCCAGTTATTTCAACCTCCGGCGCATTTTGGGTAGTATCTAACGGAGATGTTGCCAGGTCAGCAGTTAAATAATCTTCGGTTTCAGGAATATCCAACAAATCATCCATTGTGAATACCTTTCTCCTACTTACATATTGATAAAAATCACCAGTACCTTTTGCACTTTTTCTAACCATTACATCTGCTTTTGGAAAATGCATTTGGGTATATCCACCATTTACAAACCAATAATCATTTTTTTGTGCACCTTTTCCTAGTCCTAATATTCTTTCTTTATTATCTGGAACATAAATTGCATCAGGTTCTCCTGCATCCGCACCATATCCGCCACCTAATGTCGATTCAATTAGGGGAACTATATTATAATTTTGTAAAAAATTGGTTACTATTTCGTTTACACCACCCAACCTTTTAGAAATCATATTAAATATTTCCTGATTCCATTGTGGGTATGCTTTCTTAAAACCGGCTTTCTTTTGTGAATCGCTCCCCTTCGATAACCAATTACGAACATCAGTTCCACTTATTGGATTCTTTTGAGAAGGTGATACATACACATACCCATGGTCTTTATAACCAAATGCGGGTTTGAAACCATCGCCCGAATGAAATTTCTTAAAATACTTTCCACCAAGTCTTGCAGCGTCTTTCTCACCAACAACAGTTACAAATGCGGTTGTTTCATCTGAAAACTTTTTTAGTATTTCCGTTGGATTATATGGATTTTTTACTTGAACAATTTTGTTGGGTGGAACACCAAACATTGTGGTCATTATTTTTTTCTTCTCCAAAAAATTGAAAGGGTCTTTTGGTCCACCACTTTTGTTGGATGTCCCAATGAATACATTTTCTTTACCGAATTTTGATACTAAATGCGCATATGTTGCGTAATGCCCTTTATGAAATGGTTGAAATCTACCCGCGTAAACTACAACAGTCTTATTTACTTCTTCGGTTAATACAGATTTAACCCATTCTTTTATTAAATTTCCCATATGAATATAAATATAAGATTATTGATTAATCAATTATGATGTATATGATGATGAATAATATGGTAAAAATATTATAACATCTGCTAGCCCAGAACCACCCGAATAATCATTTTTTAATTTAATTTGTAGATATCCATCTGGGTCGGCCAAAATACCCACAACATCAAGCTCACTTCTATTTGGATTTCTAATTATCGGAATATCACCATTCGTCCAATCGGTTTTATTTTGGTCGTTCAAAGTTTCTGGTACTGGTGGGGTTGTTCCTCCCCAAATAGTACCTGTTAAATCTAATCCCAATCGATCATATTCGGTTTCAGTAATAACATCCGAAATATTTGTTGATAATGTGTATGCGCTGTTTGCAGTAGTAGTTGTTGTTACTAAGCTACTACTTACTGATGTCAATGTAGAATTAGTTGTTACTAAACTACTACTCACCGATGTCAATTCGGAGTTAGTTGTTATTAAACTACTACTCACATCAATAACAATATCACTTAAAGATGATAAAGATTGGCTTAATTCGGTGATATCACCGCCACCAGTTGATTGAGCATTATATCCTTGAAAATAATGGTTATATAATACCGACTCGTAGTTTGCAAAATCGTTTAGAGAATTTAAATATTCAACCTTTATATCATTTGCAGTATTTTTATTTGGTGGGTTAAAAATAAATGTATAAGTTGATTCGGTTAAATTTGTTTTTGTATCAGAATAGATATCTGTCAAAGAACCTGTTATAGGTTCGTTTATTAATTTTGTTCCAATTAACTGATACTCGGTTGTAGCATCCCCCGTTGCTTTTGATTTAATATAAACATTTATTTTATCAATATTACCTACAAGTGGATTTATATTCTTTACTGTGATATGTGCTAGTGATTGAGAAAATGTGGTAGCAGAACCAGTATTAATAGTTTCTAAAATAAAACTACCCGTAGAAAATGCGGTAAATGTTTTTTGTAATGATTCGGTTTTAGTTATTACCGATGCCGTCAATGGTCTATCAACCCTAAATTTTCTGCTTGTTAAAAAAGATTGTATGGATGCAGTATAACTTAATGGTTTTAACATACCAGCACTTATTTCTGCTGATGTAAGTTGTGGTGTTAATGAAACATTTTGTAAATTAATTTTTATTTGACCACCAACCGAATTTTGATTTAATTGATATGATGGTGTTTCTAAAAAAACATTTTGACCTGAAAAATCAGATGAGTAAACAATAGTTTGATTGATAGATTGTGTTACTAATTGTAATGAAGTTTCTGCTGGTATTTCTTTATAAAACGATAGTGATTCAGATACAGTTATAGTTGGCGCTGCATTCTGATTAAAGAAAACAATTGGAGATTCGGTTCTAACATCCCTACTTATAGAAAATCGTCTACGCCACCTAACATTTAAAACATTTTTAAATTCTTCTGGTATATCTCCACCAACAGCCGTTCTTTCGGCTATTCCACACAATATAATTTCACCAACACCATTTGGGGTGTTGTAGGAATCATCTCTTTCACCATAAACCCAAGCCGAAATATATCTTGATAAATCTCCTGGTTCGTAATCAGGTATCTCATAATATATTGATTCACCATTTATATCTAATATCTCAATGTATATTTGTGAATTTGCTTTTAATGTAAATCTACTTGGTTTTATTCGTATGGCATTTTTACCCCTACCAAAAAAAGATGGAAATTCTTTAATACCAAAATATTCATCAGATGTTGATGAATTATCTTCTATATAAACAGGTATTAATTTTAAATTTTCTTTAAATCTTTTTTTAAACTCTAACGGCATTTGTATCTCCCATAATTATAAGTATTTTATAGATGAAAAAGAGTTTACTTTATTAATATCAATTATCTGGTCTACCATATCCCTCGTTTTATCTATATGGGATATTGTAATAATAAAATCAAATTGAGTTTTTAAATAATCAAATAACAAATACAAAGAATTAAAATTATCAGTATCCAAAGAACCAAATCCCTCATCAATAGCGATAAAATTTGGATGAGGTAAGTTGGATACATTGATTAACGCAGTTCTAATTGCGATAGAACTTACAAACTTTTCCATACCACTAGTCAATTCTAATGGCCAATACTTATCATCTCCATAACAAATATATGAATTGATATTTTTACCATCAGTGTCCAATATAATTTGGAAATCTACAATTGGTTGAAGTATATTGTTTATTTCTACTTCCAGCTTTGGTAATATTTCTGATATCAACCCATATGGAATACCATCTCTTTTTACAGCTGATAAATAATACTCATATCCGGCATACTTTATTTCCATCAAATTTAATTTTTCAATAGATTGATTCACCGTTTCAATTATATTTTGTTGAACCCGTAAACCCCCCAATAAATCAATCAAATTATTTGTAGCATTCGCAAGTTCGGATTGAACCCCTTTTCTTTTTTGCTTCAAATCATTAATTTCTTCAGTTAATATCCTATTGAACTCAACAGATTTTTCTTGCTTTTTAGCCCTTTCAATATCATCAACCAATTTTTCATATCTTGTTTCAATCTTTGTATAATCGGATTTATAATCGTTTAATTGAGATAATAGTAAGTAATATTTGCTATTGGTTTGTTGCTCCTTTTCTTTGATTTGGTTTACCTTTTCTAAATCGGATTTCACATCACAACCACGCTGCGCTTCTATTTTTTCACTCAACTGGATTTTTAACTCATCAATTTTTGTGTTTAACGAATTTATCTTTTTTTCTAACTCCAAACTTTGTTGTGCAAATGGTGTATTTTTATTATTTACACAATGTTCACAATTATCATCGTATGTAAAAGAACCAATACCTTCTAAATGCTTTTTACTGTGCGATAAATCAATTTCATACTTTGATACAGTTCCCCTTATTAAAGAAATATCACGCTCTAAAATACGCCATTCATTATCTTTTTGTTTTAATTCTTCTAAATTATATTGAGTATAAAAATCAGAAATCCTAGAAAGTTTTTCTTGTAATGGAACTAAATCTGCTTCCATATCTCTAATGGTGTATGATATTACTTTGCTATCATTTTTACAGTCAATCAGTTCATTGTTAAGCGATTCTAAATTTAATGTTCCATCCACTACAACCAACTTAGTAGATTTATTTTCAATATTTTGATTCAATATGTTTAATTGAGATTCTAATTCAACTTTTTCAGATTCCAATTTAGAAATAGAACCTGTCATAGCTTGAACATTCAATTCAGCAGATGATAATTTTGTTGGAAAATCTTGTCCCTTATAATCTTTCAATAGGGTTGATAATTCTTTTATTTCTTCACTTGCCACAGAATATAACTGCTCAAACACATCCATATCCAAAAATTGAGCAAGTAGTTCTTTTCTTTCTTTCTGCGATTTATCAATAAAACCTGAATTATTAAATTGAGTAGAAAGAGCAGTCAATATAAAATCATCATATGTTCCCACATACTGCCTGATAACCGAGTTTGTATCCCTTCTTTCATCACCATTCAAACTTTCAATATCACCAGCATCATTGTAAGTATAAAACTGAGTATCAACTTTTACAGTTCCTTTTTTTGTAGATTTATTTGCTTTTCTTTCAATAACATAATCCCTCCCATTCAACTCGAAAATAAACTTACAATAAAAGTTGTTTTTAGAATAATTCATTACATCAACTGCTTTTGATGTCCTCGAACACTTATCAAAAATACAAAAAGATAAAGCATCCCACAAAGATGATTTACCACTTGCGTTTGGCGCAAAGACACCATACGCACCTTTCATATTTTGAAAGTTTATATAGTTATCTTCACCATACGAAAACATATTTGAGAACTCAAATACCTTTGGTATCCAAACCGAACTTCTTATTGAATATGGATTTACAATTTTTGAGTTTATATCAGCGTTAATACTCTTTACAACTTCCAATGTTTCAGTATCAATTCCAAATTTTGATATTAAATAATCTTCCAACAATTTGTTTTGAAAACCAACATCTCTGACATTGTATAAAGTTATTTGCTCTCTTTTACCAACATCATTCGTAGATAATACTTTTTGAATACTTAATTCTTCTACTTCGTATTTCTTTTTTAATTGTGTTATAATCTTATTTAATTGGGTTGTTGTAGTATCTTTTACCCGCAACCTTAATCTGGGTTTTGGTGGAATGTATCCATTTGTAGTTATTTTACCACCATCAATATCTATCGTTCCATACCCATACGCATTCTCAATATGAACGAATGTAGAGGACTTTGTTTGTATATCCCATACCAATATACCATGTTCAGGATAAATTGATTCTGAGTGGTTCTGTGAAATCAGGGAGCCTGGATATTTTATTGTATGCACTCCCCCAACCGAATTGTTGGGAACGTGGATATCCCCCAAAAGAACTAAGTCATATCCATTAAAAGATTCTACCGTAACTTTTTTATTATCAATTTTAAAACCATGTTCGGTTTGTATTCCATCAACCGGCCCATGAAATAAACCTATCTTAAATTCACCATCAACATCTGAGCTGGGTATAAATCCATCCGAACCATCAAAAACGGATTTGTGTACAAAAGTAACACCACCAAATTCAAATATTGTTGTGTTTTTATAGTAATGTAAATTTGGGTGATTTAAAGCTTGGACAATTGGTGAAAGAGCATCTAATCGTGAAGGATTATTTAAGTTTGCATCATGATTACCAGGAATCAAAATTGTAGGCATGATATCAGATAAACTTCTTAAAAAGTTTTGCGTCATATCAACTACTTCAGGTGTCATATCAGTTTTAGCATGAACAATATCGCCTGCAAGAAGGATAATTGAATCATCATCCCTTACCGATTTTAGATAATCATATAAACGATTAAACACCAAACTATATTCTTTATGCCTTTTTAAATTTCGGATATGAATATCTGCTATGTGATAAATCTTATTTAACTTCTTCATTTTCTCCCAAACATTTTGTGTTCAACCAACTTTAATAAATCAAGCGGAGGTGTATTATATATTTTAGTGTTTATTTTGTCATACCCCAATTCAGATGCATCTTCTTTATCCAAATCAACCAAATGTGATTGAATACCAAATCCCATAAGTTTTTCACACAACTGAATAGAATTTTGGATAGCATCTTTATCAAGACACACATACACTTTGGATACTTTTTTATCTAATATCTTTTTTTCTAACTTTTGCGGAATGGTTTTACCAAAAATTGGTATTGCGTTCCTACGAATAGAGATAGCATCAAAGACACCCTCACAAATTACAATTGCTTCATTCCAATTTATAAATAAATCAAAACCAATAATATCTTTTGATACTTTTGGGTTCTTATGCTTTTGTGGTGTATCGTAAAAAGCCCTACTGACAAAGTAATTTAATATACCCTCCGAATCATAGGATGGAATTATTATCCTATTAGAATATACACCCTCTTCACAATAACCTATATTGTATTTAACAATATCACCAGGTCTTATACCCCGTCCCAAAACATAATTAAGAGCATGATTATAAATTGGTGATTTTCTATTTTCCCATAATGGATGAAACTCTTTTGGCAATTCCACCCTTTCTATAACATCATTATATTCCCTCTGAGTTACAAATCTATCAACTTTACTTAAAATAGAGTTGTGTTCATCCCAAACCTCTTTTGATACACCCAGCTTCTTAAAAAGAGAACGGATTGTTTTTCCTTTCTCGTCTGAAATCCAACAGTGCCAACGATTTTCACCATTTTGGGTTTTAATATTTATTTCAAGCTTTGGTTTATAGTGGTCTGTAAATGGTGAGTAAAAAGCATAATTATCCCCAGTAGTTTTTTTACTCTTTCCCAATACCCGTTCTAAAAGCTCAAGCAGTCTTTCTTCCATAACCCCTTAAATCATATGTATAAATATGTTTCGGTAAATTAGTAATTATTTTTACACCGGAATCACCAGCTTTATATCTCTTGTTTATTTCAACACCATACGGCCTATCCAACATAGAAAGTGTTCTAATGTGAAATGATTTTCCATCAACCTCCAAAGATTTTGATGGGGATGTTTCACCTAAATAATTAAAATTAGAAGCCCGATATATAACACCACTATGCCCTTGATTTTGGTCTGCGTAACTTATAATATATTCCCAATCCGTATTTTTCTTTAACCACTTAATTGTTTTGGATATAAAATAGGACTCTGCGTTTTTGGGTGTATCATCAACCAAACACAATCTTCGTAACTCCAATACCTTATCAGGACGAGTGGGGTGATAAGTCTGCCCAGCAGTTGGGCCGGCAGGACGGGTGTAAATGCAGACACCAATTATTTCAGGCATTCCAAAATTTCCTTCACGCAATAAAATAAAAGCGTGTTTTGTTTGTATATTGACATAATCCGAGTAGTGCCATCTTTTCAAGAAAGCACGAATGTTAGAATTAAATGTAGTATGCTCTACTGCGTATGTTTTTATTATACCCATTCCCACACAATATACAACAGAAAATCTAATTATCCAAATAAAAATGATTTTGGTTCTTCATTTATCCACTCTTGTGGTATATCTTTATTAGACCACTTAAATCCATTTTTATCTGCCCACATTCCATATGTAGTTTTTGATTTTTTAGTTAATTTTGCGTTTGGGTTCTGAAATACAAATCTAATATCTAAATCAGGTTTTTGCTGTTTTATCAAAAGATGTTTTTTTCTATCTTCTAATGTGAATCTTCCTTTTGTTTCCACGAATATTCCGTTTGGTAATCTAAAATCAGGCTTATATGTGTGATTTGTAGCAGGTTTAGTATATTGTATTTGATGCTTTTCATATTCACCATCAATACCCTTACTTTTTAATTCATCCGAAACTTTATCCTCAAGACCGGAGCGATGCCCCTTAGTCCTTTGGATATGACCCCAATTTTTTCCCATAACTAATCTATATCAAACTTCACATTTATAAATAAATCCGTAATTACACTTTTCTTTAAAGGTGCACCTAATTTAGCAACAGCCATCATTTCATCGTTATCATTATATAATCCAATCGTTGTAATATATGGAGAAAATACGGATGATGTTGTAAACCCTGCTCTACTTCCAAAAGAACCACTAACTAATGATGTTGGGTGAGTAGATACATTAAACTCATCTTTACCAATATGACAGGTTATATTTGTTTCATCAATTGTTTTTGTTGCTTTATAATTTAAAACAAACCCACGATTTGATGTGTAATCCCATTCACCATTACCCAAAAAAGTGTTTTGATTAATTGATGAGGTGTTAGTCATTACAATCAAACCCTCCCTATAAAAAATATAACCATATGTTGCTGATGATGATACAATAGTTCCAAAATTAGAATCTATTTTAGAATCGGTATAATATCTAAAATCGGTGGATGAACCATAATAATTTGTTATATTAACTGATTTAGGTTTTATTTCATACCCAAACTTATAAACAGGAACTGATAAAATTGATGCTGTTGGGTGTAGTGTTAATCTTGAATCATCTGCAAAATGCGTTTGATACAAGCTTCTCCATAAAGTTTTTTGATAAATACCACTCAAACCATCATAGGTAGAACTTTGTGTTAAATCGGTAGAGGTAAATTCAAACGCACCACTAACATGCGGTTTAATAGCTCTTAGGGTTGAAATACCAAACGATGTATAATGATTTGAATCGGTTACTTCATACCTTTTATGTGCAATAAATTCTCTTTCTTGAGAAAATAATTGATTTATTCTTTTAAACCCAACATTAATGGTTTCGGAATTACTTCCTCTTAATACAATTTTTTGTTCTGCCATTAATTATCATTGTTTAGAAATCTAATTTTACTTTTAAAAGAATTTCATTAGCATATGATTTCAAAATAGGTTGTGATAATTTTGCAACCGCTAACATTTCATTTGTATTATTATACAAGCCAATTGTTGTAATGTATGATTTTGGGTCATTTACAAAAGTTGGTTGTGATAGTGTATATCCCCCATTTGCGGAAGATGTTACATACGATGGGTTATTACTAAAATTAAATTTACTGTTTCTTACTCTTAAAAAGTAATAT